TTGTTTTGCTAATGCTATAGATGACGTAAAAGTAGTTGACAATATCTATGATAGTTTTGATGCAGAGTACAACTTATCTCGTAAACGTGTATTTGTAGATGATAGCATGCTTAACGTTGATTATGAGAGCGGACAAACAAGGCCAACGTTTGACCCAAGCGACCCGATTTTTCAAATGTTCCCGGGCCAGGACGCAAACTCAAAAATACAAGAGATTAATAGTGCTATTAGATATGATGCATACATAAGCGGTTTAAATCAAGCTTTAGACATTTTAAGTGAAAAATGCGGTTTTGGAAAAGGCTATTACAAATTTGATGTAGACAATACACAAACTGCAACAGCTATAATAAGTCAAAATTCAAAATTATTTAGAAGAATTAAAAAAGATGAGATAATTTTAGAAAAAGCACTTACTGACATGGTAAAATCAATATTGTTTTTAGCTGGAAGAAAAGAAGAAGAAATAAGTATCTCGTTTGACGATAGTATCATAGAAGATACAGAAGCACTTGCTAAAAGAAAGCTGCTTGAAATATCAGCAGATGTTGACGATGCTGTGGGTTACTGGGTCGAGGTTAAAGGATTGACTAAAGAACAAGCAATTGAGAAAATGGCAGAAATTGAAAGCAGAAAAGGATTAACAGAAGAAACGGACATTGGAAGTGATGTTTAATGCTGAGAGAAGAAGATTATGAAGAAATAACAAAAGAAATAGAAGAAAAAGGACAATTGACGGAACTATTATTATTAAAATTGATTGCTAGTTTTTTGAATATTGAAGAAGATGAAGATATTGAGAATTGGCGAGATAAAAATTTATTATTAGTTAATCAAATGGTAAAAAAAGCACAAAAGATAATAAATACAAATGGTGTAACTGATAATGACATATCTAAAACTCTAAACTTAGCGATCACAACAGCTTTATATAATCAAGATCTTATTTACAAAATGGCACTTGACAAAGGATTGATTAAAAACAAAGCTGGAGATGCGACTAAAAAAGCATACTATAAGCAAATATTAACCGCTGCAATTAAAAATACACGCAAATACAAAAACAGGGTTAATACAACAGCTTTAAACATGACTAAAAAAGCATTTAGAGATATTGTAAATCAAACTTATCTCGATGTAAGTGCTGGCAATCTATCGCACATAGATGCTGTAGATAGAGCAACAAAAGCACTTGCAAACAAAGGTATAACCGGTATTAATTATATAAGCGAAAAAGGTAAAAAAACAAGGCGAACAGTATCAAGTGCAATACGTACGATGATAGTTACATCAACAAGTCAAACAGCAGGGCTTATGCAATTGGAACGTGCTAATGATTGGGGGCAAGATTTAGTTGAGGTATCATCGCATAGCGGAGCAAGACCAAGCCACGCAAAATGGCAGGGCAAGATATACTCTATATCAGGCAAACACAAAAAGTATGCACACTTGACAACAGCAACAAATTATGGTACTATTGAGGGGTTAAAGGGCATCAATTGTACACATGATTTTTACCCATTTTTTGAGGGATTAAGTCAACAAACTTTTAAACCAACTTCTGACATAGATAAAAATAATGAAATTTATGAGCAATCACAAAAACAACGTGAATATGAGCGTAAATTGCGTAAAGAAAACACAGAGCGTGAAATACAAAAGTCAGCAGGTTTAAAAGTTGACGAAGAACCAAGCGAAACAGAAAAACAATACAGACAATTTTTAAAAGACACAGGCAGAACACGCAGAACGTACAGGGAAAGGGCAGAGGCGACGGCACCAAAACCAATAGCACCGCCTCCTCCACCAAAACCAAAACCAATAGAGCCACCCCCACCTCCACCGTCAAAGCCAAAAGAAACAAAGCCAAAAGAAACAAAGCCAAAAGAAACAAAGCCAAAACCAAAACCAATAGAGGTGCCAAAACCAACAACAGAAAAAAGCAAACTAATAAAATCCGCAGAAGCAAATAACGTTGAACATTTACCAGTAAAAAGACTACCAAACCCACTTAGTACAGATGAAATAGTAAATAAAATTAGTGGAGCAGATAAAACGAAAGGGTCTTGTACTAGCTTGGGCCTCACTTTTATAGGTAACGAAAACGGACTCAATGTGACGGATTTCAGAGGCGGAACAAGCCAATCACTTTTTTCAACAAGAGGAGCGATAAAAGATATTGCAAGACTTGAAAAAGTAGATGGGCAAATTGTGAAAACTTTTAACGAAGTTGATACAGCTGCAAAGCTCCTAAGAAGCATAGAAAAAAACAAAAATTATTTTTTAGGTGTTGGGCAACATGCTGCAATAGTTAGACATGATGAAAAATTAGGTTTGCAATATTTAGAGTTACAATCAGCAAAAGAAAATGGATTTAAAAAATTAGATTTTGCAGCACTTAAAAATCGTTTTGGAGCAAAGAAACAGCACACACAATATAAACAAAAAATTGAGGTTGACGTAGTCTTAATTAAAAATGAAAGCTTGAAAAACAACAAAGAATTTGAAAACATTTTAGGCTATCTAAACACGGCGAGTGAAAAACAGTTGAAGGGAGTAGGTGGAGGAATTAAATAATTTTTATAAAAACAACGAAACAGATAAAATTTTTTGGATTGATAACGTTGAAGATGTTGGAGTTTGGTTGTTTAGTTTTGACAAAGAAAAAATTTTTAACATGTTTGAAGATTATCCTAAAAAATTAACAAAAGAACAAAAAGAAATTTTTGATAAAGAAAATCCATTTTGGGCAGACTTTTTTAAGGACCGATAAAAATTGTCAAGTTGGACGTTAAACGAAACAAACACAAAGTTATGCAACAACTTAAAAGCGTATGTGTAAAGGAGTATTTATGACTAGAGAATTTTTGAAAAACTTAGGAATCACAGAAAAAGAAACTATTGACGAAATTATGAAAGAACATGGAACGACAATAGAGAAAACAAAAACAACAGCAGAAGAAAAAATAAAATCTGATTATGAAAAGCAAATATCTGAACGTGATAAACAACTGGAAGAATTGAAAAAAGTTGATGTTGCTTCATACGAGCAAAAAATTAAAGAAATACAAGAAGAAAACTTGAAATCTAAGTCAGACTTTGAAAATCAATTAAAGCAAACTAAGATTGATTTATCAATTGAAAATGCGTTGATAAAAGCAGGGGCAAAAAACGCACAGGTATTTAAATCCATGGTGGATACTACAAAAATCATAGTAGACAATGATAAAATAATCGGACTTGATGAGCAATTAGAAACAATCAAAAAGGACTACTCGTGGGGTTTTGGTGCGGAACAAGAAGTAATCACAACAGGTCAACAGCAAACACCAAACAATCAATTATCAGCAGATGAGCAGTACATACAAAGTAAATATAAGGATAACCCTTATTACAAAGGATAAGAAAGAGAGTGATTTAAATGGCACAGTACGGAAGTTTTTACGTAGACGATAGATTTGGCAAAATATTAGAGCCTAATCTATATGGTGATGCAATTATGCAGCCAGGGCAAACATTTAATAATCAATATCAAGGAGATGCAGCAGCAGGTTTAGTTAAAATCTACAAAACTACTAGAGATAGTGCAGTAGACCCAACGACTCCAGCAGGAGATTTTAGCAACGAAAACATTGCTAACACTTTAATCGATTTGAGATTAAACAACAGCTTTAGGAAATCCAAAAAAATCTATGATGTTGCAGCGAATAGTGTACAATACAAAGTAGCGGATGAGACTTTGTCAACAGCAATCAAAGACGTGCAAGAGGGATGGCATTATTCGGCTTTAGCGTGTTTAGCATATGAGGGCACAGACTTAGAGGATTATACAGCAATTACAAAAGATAATATCAAGTCTTATGTTTTAACAGCTCGAAAAGCATTGAGAAACAACCATGCAAAACCAAACACAGTTATTGCGAGTGTGGCAGTTTACTCGTCAATGTTGGAATTAGCGGGCGGAGATTATACACCAAGCAAAAACGAAAACACACTAACAACTGGTAGAGTAGGCATGTGGCTGGGCATGACCTGGTACGAAGGAGACCTGCTCGACAATGAGCAGGCTAAGTATTACGACCATGCGGGCACGTTGAGAGTTGTAGATTTGACGGACGTTGATTTTATTATGTACGACAGCACAACATTCCACATTGTTAATAATCTAAATGCTATGCGTTTAAGAGATGCAGAAAATTTCATTGGTACATTGGCACAAGTTGAGATTAACGCAGGTTTCAGAGTTTCAAATGCGGAAAAAGTTGTAATCAAAAAGAATTTACTGCTTGACGTATTAACTGTAACATCAGCGGCAGGTGCAAGTGGCAAAACAGCAATTACAGTAACTCCTACTAAGTTAACTGGCAATACATACGTTTACAAGACACACGCAACAGTAGCTCCAGCTGTGACCATCGGTCAAGATTTAACATCATGGACGGCTTGGGATGGATCAGCAGAGATTACAGCAACATCAACACACAAAATTACAGTTGCTGAGGTTAACGCTAGCAAGTTAGCGGTTAAGGCAGGTAATACAACAGTTACGAGTGGTTAATAAATAAAGGGGGCACGTTATGGCATATGCAACAAAAAGTGACTATACAGCATTTACTACAACGACTATAAGCGATAGCGATTTTAACATAATATCAGAGCGTGCCTCAGATATTATTGA